ATGTGAAGACTGCGGAAGCAGTGACGGTTTAGCCTACAACGAAGACCATTCAACATACTGTTTCGTCTGTAAGAAGCTAACGTCAGCCAACGGCGCACAACCAATGCACAAACCAGAAAGTAAAAAAGCAGTTCAACGCTCGAATCCTAACCGGAAAGTACAGCGCCATAATCGACAGACGCATACAGAAAAACACGGCTGAAATGTACAGTGCGATTGTTGATGGTAATCGCGTTTTGTTTGGTTACTACGGCGAAGGAAACGAGCCAGTAGCAGCTAAGGTACGTTACCCTGACAAGCGTTTCGTCACTGAAGGCGATTGGTTAAAAGGCTACCTATTCGGACAACAACTATTCAGTCCCGGCGGTCGTTACATCACGCTTACAGAAGGCGAATATGACTGTATGGCGGTGTCTCAAATGTTTGAAAACAAATACCCTGTTGTTAGCATACGCAACGGCGCACAATCAGCAGTGCGTGACTGTCAAACGCATTACGAATACCTGAACAGCTTTGAGAACGTGGTGATCTGTTTCGATAGCGACAGCCACGGCGTAAAGGCGGCGAAAGACGTAGCAGAACTGTTCGGTAACAAGGCCAAGATTGTTACGCTCAAAGACTATAAGGACGCGAACGACTACCTAATCAACGGCAAGCAAGAAGATTTTGTAAAGCAGTGGTGGGCAGCAGAGACTTTCACACCTGACGGCATTGTACGGGCTGGTGAGTTGTTGGAGGCAATCAAGAAACCACTGACGCGCAGTTCAGTTTCTTATCCGTTTAAGAGGCTTGACAATATGTTGTACGGCATCCGTCCTGCGGAGCTTGTGACGCTGTGTGCTGGTTCCGGTCTGGGTAAGTCTACAATTCTGCGCGAGATGGTCGTGTCGATGCTACAGCAGAGCAGCACACCAATGGGGCTGATGTTCTTAGAGGAAACGCCAGAGCGTACACTACGCGGCCTTGTGGGGCTTGAGATGAACAAACCCATTCACCTGCCTGACTGCGACTACGACCCGGAAGAAGTCGAACGTGTTTTTGTTTCGCGCGACTACGATAACCGTGTATTCTTTTGGGATAGCTTCGGAAGCAATGAGATCGAAAGGGTTATTGGGCGTATGCGTTACATGGTGAAGGGTCTTGACTGCCAGTTTATTATCCTCGATCACCTATCTATCCTTGTTTCCGATCAGCAGAACGGGGATGAACGCAAGGCAATCGACATGATAATGACCCGCTTACGCATGTTTGTACAGGAGATGCGGATCACCCTACTGTTAGTGTCGCACCTTAAGCGTCCAGACGGTAAGTCTTTGGAGGATGGTGCGGTCACAAGTCTCGGTATGCTCCGAGGCAGTGCAGCCATTGCACAGCTATCGGATGCGGTGATCGGTGCAGAGCGTAACAGCCAAGCTGAGGATCTTGAGATACGCAACACAACAAAGCTGCGGGTGCTGAAGAATCGCTTTAGTGGCAAGACGGGGCCAGCAGGTGAGCTAGTCTATAACGAAGATACAGGACGTTTAACAGAACAGGAGAATGCACTATGAAATGCAAAGCCTGTAACGTAGAGCTTTCAGATTACGAGTCAACTTTACGCTGCGCCAATACAGATGAGTTTATTGACTTGTGTGTGTCATGCTTGACAGCAGGCGGTGATGTTAATTATAGTGATCGTGACGATCTTAGATCGCTCGCTGACTTACCAGAAACAAATAGTTTGCTTGATGATTTTGAGGAGTACTACGATGAGTAACATGGGTCGCTGGATAGTTAAACAGGAAGAAGAAAATGACATACGCCGTGGTGGATATAGAAACGACACTGGACTGGAAGAAGATACATCTAGCGGGAGTGTATCTGCCGGACTCTGGGAAGAGTATTGCGTGTTACAACGATACACAACTGAAGGAAGCCTTGACAGGTGTATCAACGGTTATCGGTCACAACCTGATTGGATTCGATCTGCCTAGACTGGAAGAGATCTGGGGCTTTGTGTGGACGGGTGCTGTAAAAGACACACTAACACTTGGCAGGCTTCTTGACCCAGCCATTGATGGCGGTCACTCATTGAAGCAGTGGGCTATGCGGACAGGCGAAGAACTCAAGCAAGAGTTTTCAGTAGAAGCGTTTGACGGCCCTCTAACAGATGAGATGGTTGACTATTGTTTGACAGACTGTCGCGCAACATGGCACGTCTATCGCCACATAGAGCAACGTCTTAAGAAGCTAGACTTTAGCGATCAGTGTCAGCAACTAGAGCATGACGTGGCCTGTATCATTGCAGAGCAGGTCAGCAATGGCTTTGCGTTTGACTTTGACATGGCGTGTACGCTACATGCTGAACATAAGGAGAGAATGGATGAAATCGAACGAGAGCTTCAAGAGGTCTTTCCGCCGATCATCACTGAGAGATACAGTGAGAAGACAGGCAAACGACTCAAGGATCACGTTGAGGTATTCAACCCCGGTTCTAGACAACAAGTTGCAAACCGCCTTGCGAGTAAAGGCTGCGTATGGAAGAGCTTCACAGAAACAGGGAAGCCCAAGGTGGACGAGAGCACACTTAAAGAGCAATCAGACTCGCCTGAAGCACAACTGGTTCTAGAGTATCTGACACTCTCAAAGCGTATCGGTATGCTCAGGTCTTGGATTGATTCCGTTGAGGGCAAACGCATACACGGATACGTCAATACGTGCGGCGCTGTTACTGGTCGTATGACACACAGCAACCCAAACATGGCTCAGATACCGTCTGAGTCTAAGTATCGTGAATGTTTCACAGTCGAGGAGGGTAACGTGTTGGTAGGCGCTGACGCTTCAGGTTTGGAGCTGCGCTGTCTTGCACACTACATGAAGGATGAAGAATACATCAAAGAATTACTTGAAGGAGATGTACACACAGCAACACAAAAGGCTGCTGGACTTGCAACAAGAGCTGATGCAAAGCGTTTTACCTATGCTTTATTGTATGGAGCAGGAAACGCAAAGCTTGGAGCTATCATCGGAGGAACTGCTAAGAATGGCAAGCGGGCTAGAGATAACTACCTACGAAACATGCCAGCTTTTGGGAGGCTGGTCAGAAAAATTGAGTCTCTTGCTTCAGCAGGCAGCATACCCGGAATTGATGGTAGAAAAGTATGGATCAGACATCAACATGCTGCACTGAATACGTTGCTGCAATCCTGCGGTGCTATCATTATGAAACAGGCGCTGGTCATAGCCAGTAACAGATTATGTAACGTGCCGCACAAGTTTGTTGCGAACGTGCATGATGAATTTCAGGTTGAGACTGCGCCAGAACATGCAGACCTAGTAGGGAGGGAGCTAGTAAATGCAATAATCGAAGCAGGTGAAGTACTGAATCTTCGCTGTCCGCTGGACGGTGAATATAAAATTGGTAAAACTTGGGCGGAAACGCATTGAGTGTTATCAAAATCCGTGGTATAATATTATGGTAGTAAACAAATGGAGAAAGTTATGACTGATAAACCACAACCACTCACAATCAAAGGCACTCTTTACTGGGTTGAGCGCAACAAGCTTAACAAGTTTAGCAACAAGTATCAGATTGTTCTGGGTAACCTGAGCGACAAGGCTGTTGAAGCGTTGGATAACATGGGCATTGCTGCTGCTAATAAAGGCGATGAGAAGGACTCATTCATCACCATGAAGAGCAACAACCCAATGCGTGTTACAGATGCTGACGGTAACGAGTTTGATTCAGACGTTATGATCGCCAACGGCAGTGAAGCTGTCTGTGTTGTCGGTTACTACGACTGGTCTGTCGGTACTGGACGCAGCCCTAGCATGATTAAGTGCAAGGTAACAAAGCTGATCGAATACGTTGAAGACAGCGTAAACGAGGCAGATGCACTGTGATCTTAATTGATGGGGACATCGTAGCGTATCGCTGCGCTTACAAGTCTATTGATGATCGTGCAGAATATGCCGCATATAGTGCAGGCTCATACCTGTCTGACCTCATCAGTGACTTGTATATCCTCATCGAAGACGAGCCTGAGTACCGTGTGTTTCTAACGGGAAGGGCAACTTTCGACACGAGTACGCAGTCACTGCTGGCTACAAGGAAAACAGAAAGGACAAGAAGAAACCTGAACACCTTGCCGTTATCCGTCAGTATCTGATTGATGAGTGGAAAGC